CCCCGCCCATAAACGTCAGGTCTTGCACCGATAGCGTCAGACGGCCCTTGCCTTCGTAAACGTCAACACCAGGGCGACCAGACACCACCAGCTTTGTGCCTTTGACGATGTGGCTGCTTAGGCTGTCAGCCCGCTTGCCCCAGATGCTGCATTGCACCCAAGTGCTGTCGCGCTTCTGGCCGTTCTTGTCTTTGCCGTTGTCGATGGCGATTGAGAAGCCCAGCACGGGTTCACCGCCCTGCGTGTTCCGCAGAACAGCGTCCTTGCCTACGTTCCCAGCGATTGTCATGGTTAGCATTTTTCTCTCCTTGTTTGGTTCTCGTTAGATCACCGTATAGATTGCGCCAAACCGCGTAAACATATTTCTTGCATTTGGCGCAACTATTTTCACATTACACTTTCGATGAACGCTTGCGCTGCTTGGGCAACGATTGCATTGCCGTAACCGCGCAGGCGTCCCACTCTGGCGGCAGACCCATGAGCCAACGGGGATGTGCCGGGTTCAACTGGCCGCCACTTTCCATCCCTGCAAAAGAGCCAATCAGCATCTCGCCAGTGGCCGTTAGTCGCGCTGGGCCGCATAGTTGCGCGGCTGTCTGAATATTCACCCCCCAATCCTCTTGCTGTGATCCTGCGCCTGTCATCATGCTTGAATGTGGTGTCGGCCAGCCCGACCGCGCCGCCGCCATGTTCAGCGTCATGTTCTTGGCCATTGGATCGTATTCTATCCCCCGCGCCGCATCCGTCACTGTCGGTGTCGGCCAACCCGCCAAGGCTGCTGCATTCGGCACTGTATCCGCTGGGTCGCCCTTGCGTTCCTGTCGGCCCGATCCGCTCTCGCCCTTGTAGTCGCGGGCTGACGGTGTCGGCCACGTTGCCAACTGTGCCTGATCCTGAAGCGCTGCCATCCGGCCCGCTTCTATCCCGTCCGATCCATAGCGGGTGTAGAACGTCCCCTTCGCATCGTGTGTTGTCGGCGTTGCCCATGTTGTTAGGCTCGCTGCCCACCCCATTTTGTTTGGCGTTGCCCTGCCATCCCCGCTGCAAGTGAAGTTCACGTCGTTTGACCCCAACATCGTTTGTGGCGTCGGCCAACCTTTCTCCAACCCACCAGAGCCGCTGTCTGATGTGCGGCGCGCCGACGCCCGCAGCGCAGAGATCGACCGCCCCGCCGGCGTAGCCCGTTGCTTCCAAGTCAGACAATACAAGGTCGAGCCAACCAAGGCCGTCTTTGCTTGCAACTTGCTCACCAAGGACGATTGCAGGCTGGCACTGGCTGATGAGGTGGTGGAACGCGGGCCACAAGTGCCGCTCATCATCAAACCCTGCTCCTTTGCCTGCCGCGCTGAAAGGCTGGCACGGACATGATCCTGTCCATACAGGACGATCATCGGCCCATCCTGCTCTGCGCAAGGCGTAGGACCAGACCCCAATTCCTGCGAAGAAGTGGCACTGAGTAAATCCAGCAAGCTCAATTGGTATGACATCCTCGATGCTCCGCTCGTCAACTACGCCATCAGCGATGTGACCCTGTTTGATTAATTCCCGCAGCCAAGCCGCGGCCTTTGGGTCATATTCGTTGTAATATGCGGCCATGCTCATTCCATCCGCTTCACGCCAAACCCAACGTCCCGCATGATTTCCGCAGCCCGGTCTGCTGTCAGGCGTTCACGCGGTTCTGGCTGATGCTCTGCGCCGCGCTGCTTCATCTCCAGCACCTTAGACGCCGATGCCACGCCGTCCATCTCAACCCTACACCGAGCCACGATGTCACCCTCTAGCGGGCGTTTCCGGCGGTCTGTGTTGGCATCTGACTTCCACCAGCGCACAGCGCGTTCTATGGCCCATTGGGGAAAGCCGCTTAGAGCCTGCTCCCAATCTTCGGCTTCCATCTTTCGCACGGCCTGTGGGATGTCTTTTTCATAGTAAGGGCTGAGAAGCGCAGCCACTCTAGCTGAGATCCACACCCCAGAGGCTGATGTCATCAAGGCGCTCTGGATTTTCAGCACGGTTTCTTTCTCTGGCAGCGCAGTCGGCTGCAACTGAGGCAAACGCCTCAGCCATGCCAGACCTCGCTCCAGTTTTTCCTCGCTCAGTGGTTCGCTGAGATTGGAAATACCAATCTGCCTTGACTGTCTGCCATCCGCGTTCTTCTGCGAGACCAAGTGCGTCATCGGGGTTTTCTCCTGCATTGAATATCTCCTGTAAAGTGGACGCAAGCCGTTTGGCTGCGGTTAATGTCAAGCCCTTGCTCTTGGATTTCTTGCGATACTCGATGAAACTTTTGACAGCAGCTTCTGAAGCCCACATTGTCAAACAATCAAAAATCTCTGAGGCATCATTGATCACAGGCGGCTTGCCCGCCTTATCTTGTTTACCAACCGGTTTATGATCTGTGTTTATATCTGGTATAGGTTGGCTATCCGTATCCAGCCCATTGGCTATCCGTATCCAGCCCATTGGCGATTTTTGACCAATGGCGATTTCGGCCAAATTCGCGCTTTTAGACCACTTCGCGCTTTCGGTCGTGGCATACCAGTTCGTTCGATCATAGCTTGATGCGTTGTATTCGCCCTTTATGATCAACCCACTGTCGCAAAGTTTCTGCAATGCAGTCTTGATCTGGCTCGCTGTAAGATATGGGAAAAGTTTGGCAAAGGCCGTTCTGCTGTTGAACGTCCAAACATACCCATCTTTGATATGCTTCCCGTTCGCAGCGTTCTTCTGGGTCCACCAGAAAATGTTCTGGTAGATTACAGCGGCATGGACGCCCACGCGCTGCGCTATGTCTGGGTCGAAACTGTGCATCTTGGCACTCCTTGGTGTTGTGGAGTTGCCTCACGCAGTGTAGAACTGCGATCAGCGCACTCGCATTGCGCTTGCCGATGTCAGCGGTCTTCTCCCCCGCTGCGGCTTACTTAGGGCAGGTTGAACGTTTCCGCGTTCCCTGCCCATTTCTTTTTCTATACCTCATTCAAGATCAAATAAAGCGTTTTCTAGGTCACGCGCAGATTTAATCCCATCGCAATGGCAACCGCATAGCGCACCTCAAAGTCACGGGTCCAGTGGCCTTTACACTCCTCGATCACCTCAACGCCGTCTTCAACATAGGCGAAGTCCGCCGTGTATTTCATCTTCCGGCCCGTGCGGGTGTATAACGGACGATGTTGGCCCATCAGTTCAAACTTGACCTGTCGGCGCAGGTTAGTGATTTCCCCGGCGCGTTCCAAAAGCTGCAATTCCATGTAGCGCTGCGCTTCTTTCTTGCTCGCAAACTGGACTTCGCCAACCATTGTTTTCTTGGCGCCATACTTGTTAGCTGTCTTGCGGGCAAAGCTGGGCTGTATCTTCATTGCCAGCCATCCGCTGAGACGATCTGCCGGGTGGCGAACTCAACGAACTTGCGTGATAGGCGATCCGGCACGACCGCGCCAGATAGCCAGCGGGACAACTGCGATGCGCTGACACCGAGCATCGCAGCAAACTCTTTCTTTTTCATACCTTCGGCCTTGATGTGCTGGGCCAGAGCGATGCGTGATGTGTTTTCCATGCGTCAATCTTGCACAATCTTGCGCTGGATGCAAATAGTTGTTGCCAAGCCTGAAGAAGCGCGTTACAAGAAACAGGCAAGGACAGGAGGAAACAGCCATGCAAGCATACTACAAGGGCGAAGAAATCAAGGTCCGCTTCGTTGCAGAGAGCGTCCGCACAGACTTCGGTGTGCCGGGTTCGCCTGTCTGGCAAGAGGTGGATATGAACACGATTGAGGTTGACCAGCTGTTCATTCTGGACATGCCGTTTGACATCAAAGAATTGCCTAAAGCGCTTCAGGACGCCATCCTGTCACTCTGGAACGAAGTGGAGTTTTACTAATGCGCGAATGGATCGAAGATGCAGTTGGGGCTGTGATGCTCTTTGTCATGGGCTACGGCCTGTTCTTCTTGGGCTATGGATTGGGGTTCTGACATGAGCGAGCATAAAAACATCTACATGGCTTTGTGCGCCGCACAGGCTGGCATGGGCAAGGTTGTGAAAGGCGCAACCAACCCAGCTTTCAAAAGCAAGTATGCGGATCTGGCCGATGTGGTTTCTGTCGCCATCCCAGCCTTGACCGAGCAAGGCATTGCAATGTTTCACTATATGGTGCGGGATGAACAGGGCGCGGTGATGCGCACGACCTTGGTGCATGGCGCAAGCGGCACTGAGCTTTCCTGCGATGTGCCGCTGATCATCAACAAGAATGATATGCAGGGGATGAAAAGCGCCACGACCTATGCCAAGCGGATTGGGCTTGAAAGCCTCACAGGCATCGCGCCTGAAGACGATGATGGCAACGCAGCTGCGAAAGCCGCGCCCAAGGCCGAGGCGGTCCGCCTGATCGGCGCAGAACAGTTCCAAGAGATCAACGAACTGATCTTTGACACCGAAACCGACGAAGTAAAGTTCTGCACTTACTGGAAGGTGAAGACGCTCGAAGACCTGACCGAAAAGCAGGGCATCGATGCAGTCGCCATGCTCAAGAAAAAAGCAGCACAAGCGGGGGTAAAAGAATAATGGCAAAAAGCAGACAAAACCCTCGCGAAATAATTCTTTTGCGATCTGACAAAACTGAAAAGTGCTGGTTTTGGACAGGATTAAAAACTTGGGATGGATATGGGATTATGGGGATTGGTCGCCGCCAGTATAGGGCGCACCGAATATCCTATGAAGTCTTTCATGGCATTCAAGCAGATGGCTTTAGTGTTTGTCACAAGTGCGACAATCCAATCTGTGTAAACCCAGATCACCTTTTTCTTGGGTCTCCCAAAGACAACACGCAAGACATGATCCAGAAAGGCAGAAAATTTCTTATGATTGATGAGCAGCATCCAAACACAAAGATAACTCATCAAAATAGAAAGCTGATTATCTCTCGTAGAAACAACGGTGAAAAACTTACTGAAATTGCAAGCGACTACAACGTGTCATTTCAAACCATCAGCGCAATTTGTCTTGGAGCAAGAAACTATGCAGCAACAAACTGAAGAGTGGTATCAGGCCAGAATTGGCCGAGTTACTGCGTCTCGCGTAGCAGACTTAATGGCAAAAACCAAAAGTGGACCGTCTGCTTCACGAGAAAATTATATGGCACAACTTATTTGCGAACGGCTAACTGGAGCCAGAACGGAAGGGTTTACCAGCGCAGCAATGATGCACGGCGTAGATACGGAGCCACAGGCCCGCATGGCCTACGAGTTGATGACAGGCGAGGCTGTGGTGGAGACAGGCTTCATTCCACACCCGACCATCGCGGGCTTCGGCGCATCACCTGACGGGCTGGTTGGGTCTGATGGGCTGATCGAAATCAAATGCCCAAACTCTGCCACCCACATCGAGACGCTTCTGGATGGCAAGGTTCCATCCAAATACATGATCCAGATGCAAGTGCAGATGATGTGCTGCGGGCGGGAATGGTGCGATTTCGTCAGCTTCGATCCGCGAATGCCGGGCGATATGAATTTCTGGATGCAGAGGGTCTTTGCTGATCCTGTCATGCAAGAAAACATTATGGCCGAGGTAATCAAGTTCTTGGGCGATCTGGACATGAAACTCCAGCAGCTGCGGGAGAAGTTCAATGCTTGATCGGAAGCTAATCGTTAAGACCTTTTACCGCCTTGAAGAAGAAGCGGGCGGCATATGGCATGCCGTAGCATCGTTGACGATGGACAAGGTGGCGAAGGAACTGGACATACCCCGCGATGAGGTCAGCGAAGTGATGGTTTCATACTGGACAAATCAGGGCGCAGGCTGATGCCATACAAGGTCCGCCTTACAGGCCCACGGCAGCGCCTCTATGCCCACCAGCTTATAGACGCAGCGCCAGATTATTCGACAGTGACAATCGCGGGCGGTGATCGGACCTTGGAGCAAAACGACAAGATGTGGGCCATGCTGACCGATGTGGCAATGGCCCGCCCAGAAGGCCGCAGATGGACGCCTGAGACTTGGAAATGCGCCTTCCTGCATTCTCTAGGCCATCAGGTGGCATTCGCAGAAGGCTTGGATGGATCAGGTCCATTTCCGCTAGGGTTCAGGTCTTCAAAACTGACCAAGCCGCAGATGTCTGACCTGATTGAAACGATATATGAATATGGCGCACGACATGGTGTCGTGTGGTCTGAAAAGGAGAGCAAATGAAACCAAGACTAAACGCCACGAGGTGGCAAGCGCTCAAAGATATTGAGCAATATGGGCAAGAAGTCTTCACATCAATTCACAGCAATGTTCATGGCGCAGCGCTTTACAGCCTTGAACTAGTCGGATGGGCTGAACGTGTAGATGCTCCAGATGACAGCCCATTTTTTACGGTTGAAACTGTGGGCAACCATTGGCGATTGACTGACGAAGGCAAAGCCGTGCTCAAAGCTCTTCCAACAACCAAACCGAGGAACTGACATGCAAGACATCAACCAAGAACTGCTTCAGATTGTGGAACGCATCGAAGCGCAGAATGCAACAATCTTAGACGAAACTGAGGTGAGAAAAACAATCTATGCCGATGCCAAATCATCAGGCTTTGATGTGAAAGTTTTACGCAAGGTCGTGGCGCTGCGGAAGAAACGCGCTGATGAAGTAGCTGAAGAAGAAGCCATTGAAATGACGTATCGCGCAGCGTTGGGGATGTAATCATGCACTGGATACTCAAGCCGTTTATGAGAACCGCCGCCTATGCCCAACTGCCGCCGCTGTATGAAGAAAAAGACCGCATCGAAGCGGAAATAGCACGGGCAAAAAAGTCAAAGGCAAGGGTTGCTCACCTTTATGAAATGGCGCAGAAAAACAATGTGCAATGCTTGAAGTGGGAAAGATGGCTGACCTAGGACAACGCGGCCCACTGGGTCAGAAGAAACCCAAGGCCGAACGTGGGACAGCTAAGGCGCGGGCGCACATTGCCCGCGTCAAACAACTGCCTTGCGTCATCTGCTTGAAGCACGGGCCAAGTGATGCCCACCATGTGATCTGCGGGCGCTACGGGTCTGCCAAGGCCAGCGACATGGATGTGATACCACTTTGCAGGGCGCACCATCAAGACGGCCTAGATGCGATCCACAACGGGAAAGCATCGTGGGTGGAGAAATACGGCGAAGACCACAAATATTTGCCGTTGATCGAACAGTGGTTGAAGTAATGCAAACGCATTACCCTATTCTGTCAATTGGGTCTAATGCCCGAAGCACTAGGCCGTCTGCTTTATGAAATGTCATGGATTGCAAGGCGCGTCTGCCGCCGTAACCCATACTAGCCGCATAGGCGTCTGGGGGGCAAAATGCGCGAAGGCTTTCATGTCGCAAGGGGCCAATGTCCTTGGCCTGATCGTGGTGTATATGGCCCGTCAGGTAATGCCGATGGCGTGTGTCTGACCAGAATGGGCAAACATCCGACAGATACATCGCCATCTGCTGCGGTTTGCTTTTATCGCCGTGATGAGCAAAAATGGCGCACTTGCCCCACTGCATCATAAACAAATCGCGGGGGTTCTTCTCAATCGTAACCCGTGGCTCGTCCCGATAGCGTTCGGCCAAAGCGAAGTTAAGCGTCATGCTGGAATGTGGATCGTGGTTGCCCCGCAGCACGCGCACATGAATGCGGGCGTGTTTCTGCAAGAGACGCAAAATCGTCTCAGCGATAATTGCTATACCGACATCAAGCACCTTCCAAAACCGCCCGTCAACATCGAGTTTGTGGCGGTTTGCTGGTGTTTCGGCGAGAGTGTCATCGCTGTGAAAGTAATCCCCGCCGATAATTAATATCGCTTGCTCGGCGGCAGGCGTAAGCGCAAGCACCTTGGCAAAAGCGTGCCTCATGTCTTTGGCCGCGTGGTCAAGGTCATAATCCTGCGATCCAGTTTCGCGGCCCCACGCCATCATCCCAACGTGGGCGTCCATGAGCGGATAGACAGCGCACAGATCGGCCATCACGCTTTCAGAGGCCACCACAGGCTCGGCAGGCACCATGCCTTCCAGCGCCTCGCGTATGCGCTCTGCAACGGCTTCTGGCGGTTCGGCTTCGGGCCGGAGCATAAGCGAATAGCCAATCTCGCCATCCTTCGGCGGAATCTTGGCCCACGCCAACGCGGGAACCATGCGCGTGCCAATGGCTTCCATGCCATTTTTGATCGCTGGGTCCAAACGATAATCTGTTCGAGCATCTGCCGTCATTCCGGCGCGGTCTAGCAGACGCTTAAAGCCGCGCTCTTCAAGGCACATTTCCCGCGCTGCTTTAGCCACGCTGCCTGTGCGCTTAAAGGCTGCAACGGCTTCTGCCTGTTTGGGCGTCACTTGCTACACCCAGCGTCGATCTGTTGGATCAGTAACGCGCCCGTGACCAGCGAAAGCGGCCCACCATCCGCCGCCAGTGACGCCGCATGGTTCGTCCTGCTTTGGATCGTGCCATCGCAGATTGCGTTAGTGCTTGGCGCGGTCGCGCAAGAAATCAGCAGCAGCAGCGGCATCAGTAGGACCAACATTGTCGATCCGTTTGGAAGTTTCGGCATAGGCTTGCAACTCCTCAATCTTGGCTGCGTCTCTGCCAGCCTTCTTGCCGCCAAACCAAGCCGCTAGAAGAACCAGCACAGGCTTCAGGAGAGAGGCAAGGAAGGCGCTCATGCTTTGCGCTTGGTGATGACTGACCAAACCGCAACGATGATCGTAGCAGCCGCGCCACCGACTGTGGTGGCCGTTTCGCTGTCAATAAGACCCTTGCCGACCAGATAGCCGCCGAGAGCCGCTGCAAGTGCGCGGGCGATGCCGCCGATTTCCGTTGCCGTCATTTTTTTATTCCCTGAAACATTGCCAGAATGGCGTTGAAGATTGCAGCAAGCGTAGAGTTTGCTTTGTCCTTCTCGCTCTCAACCGTGTGCATATCCGCGGTTACGGGTGTCAAGAACAGTGTTACTTCTGCATTGCGACGATTGACTAGCCCCTGCACAACCTCACCGCCAGCCTTGTTCCACATCTTGAATGCGGCAGCGGCACGGTCTTTGTTGCCAGCATTGAGTTCACGCAAAACAGTGGACTTGGCAAACGCTGTCGGGCCGATATTATATGCTAGGCTCACACACCCGCCGAACTCGTTAGCATTCACCTTGGCTGTGATCAGCGCATCAACTGTGGCCGCGAATTTATCAACGCCCATCCGCAACAAATCTTCAGCCCGATCCTGCGTGATGGTCATGCCTTTGGCTGGCACTATGCCAACATCAGCCATCGCGGTTGTGCCATAGCCGATTGTCCAGATGCCCACGATGTCTTTGTAGGCCGTGAGCTTGCAGCCCTCGAAGCGCTTGATCAAATCCAGAGTTGCTTTGTTCACGCTCATTTGCGCATATCTCTCTGGATTTCATCCAACTTTTTTAGGACGTTTGTAAAGCCATCCTTGATCTCTTTGAGTTCGCGGTCGTGGTTTTCTTTAGTCAGCGCAAACTCGGTTTTTATGACAGCGATCTCAACAGCATGACCTTGGGTCATTTTATAATGCGCCCACATGAACGCAACAATCGGCAGCACTGCGAATTGCAGCAGGAGTTTCGCCAGTTCCATCAGGTCCATCTCCTGCTGCATGATGTTTTACCACGGCAATCCGTTAAGGGTGACGGGGTTCTTCTGGGCCGCGATCTGCTGTGCCAGCGAGGCTTCTGCCGCATCCTTGTCCACGCCGCTTGCCCAGACCCATGCCAGCACGTCAGCTTGTGTCAGTTGGTCGTAAGGCTTAAAGTCTGGTGCGCTGGCGTCAGGCGTAAACCCTGCCGTGCCGTATGCCGATGCGGCATAATCCCCGTCAACTGCGCTCACGTTCCAATGGGCCGTGGTTACGCCGCCGTTAGCAGCGTTGCGGTCCATTTGGCTGATGCTCCAAGTAATCGTCATTTGTCAGTGTCCTTAAGAAATGCGGTAAACGGTATAGGTATTTGCGGCAGTCTTGCGGAACCGAAGTATGCCGGACGTTAGCGTTGCGACAGTCATGGTTCCCACCAAGGTCAGGTTAGTTGCCGTGCCGATGGTTAGCAGTGCAGCCCCCGTGTTGATGAAGGACACATCGAACGACATATCTGTCGGGAATGTAGCGGGTAGGCCACCTTCAATCAGCGTTCCTGTCGGCAGGGTTAGCGTAGCAGCCGCACCCGTGTATTGGACGATGCCAGTGAGAAGTTCTGCAATAGTCAGGGTTGCAGCAGCGGCCTTTGATGTCTGTGCTGGCTGTGCTTTATAAACAACGCCAGTGGTCATTGATGCGCCAGTGACATGGAGAGGTGTTACGGGGGCAGTGTTACCAATCCCCACGTTGCCATTGCGGTCAACACGCATACGCTCAATTGGCGTCCCTGTTAGCAAGTCTGTGCTAAATGCAATTCCGCCGCCGGGGTTTCCAACTTCCGCAATACCTGTGATTGATGCTTTTACTCCAGCCCCGGGTGCAGAGTTATCGGCTGAGTAAAACTCAATTTTGCCAAGTTCTTGCGGGCCTGTTGCGCTAAGGTCTGTATCAGTAAATCGCAGGACATTGAGAGCAGTGCCAGCGGTGTTGTTTGCCGCAAGATCAAGTTGGGCTGCAGGCGAAGTCGTGCCAATCCCTACGTTGCCGCTGCTATCCACACGCACACGCTCAGTGCCAGATGTAGACACAGCCACGGTATCCGCAGCAGGAAAGAACAAACCAGCGTTGAGGTCGCCAGTGTGGGCAATGGATGGTGCGGCTGCGGAGCCGTCTGCGAAGGATGCTTGGCCTGTAAATGCTGGGGCAGCAGACGGAGCGGCACCAAGATTTGTGCGGGCGGTTGCTGCGTTAGATGCGCCTGTCCCACCATCTGCAACGGCAAGATCAGTAATGCCCGTAATCGTGCCGCCGTTGATCGTGGCTGATGTGATGGTCAAAGCCGCTACGGTATTCCCCGTTAGCGCCGCATTCAGGTTCGCGTCAGATACGTTAGCCAGATCAGCCCGCGCCGCTTCCACACCGCCAGCCGTTACGCCGTCATGCACATGAACCGACTTGTTCGTCGTGTTAACACTGATCTCACCATCTGCACCTGTGAAGCTGGTGTGCTGTGTGGATGTCCCACGGCGGCGCTGAACTTGCTTAGTCATAGGTTCACCTCAGATGTGTTGCGTGGACTATATCATGATTTCATTTGCATTGTAATCAGTCAGAAAGACCATGCAAGACAGCTAATGCCCATGCAAAATTTGGATCGCTTGGTGCTT